AATTTATGGCAGTTATTGATATTGCGAAATCGCATTTTGAATCTTTAGGTATTCAATCTATTGAAGTTCCTGAATGGAAAGATGATGATGGGAAACCAATTATTGTTTATTGGAATCCAATTACTTTGTCTGAAAAAAATAAACTATTTAGAAAATCAGACAATATGTTAGATGCAAGTATTCTTGCAGATATTGTTGTTATGAAAGCTATTGATAAAGATGGAAATAAACTTTTTAAAGCAGAAGATAAATTAGTCTTAATGCACAAAGTTGATTCTGATGTTTTATCAAAAGTCGCAACCTCAATGGTACAAGCAATCCACCCTGAAGAAGTAAAAAAAAACTAAAAAATTCTGTTGAATTAAAGAATTTACTTGTTGTTTCATTTAGATTAAAAATACCTTTATCTACTCTTTTAAAAATGGAAGTTTGGGAGTATAATCATTGGCTAGGATATTTTTTACTAGAACAAGAAGAAAAAGAACAAGAATTAATAAAACAAAAGCATAGATAATGGCACAAAATTTATTACTTAATATAATCGCAAAAGATAAAACAAAACAAGCCTTATCTGGTGTTCAAGCAAGTTTAAGTCGTTTAAGATCATCTGTATTTTCTATTCAATCTGCTTTACTTGGTGTTGGTGGTGGTCTTGTTGTAAGATCATTTGTCAATGTTGGTAGATCAGTAGAAGAACTAGGATTAAGATTTGATTTTTTATTTGGTAGTGCCAAAGAGGGTGCTAAAGCATTTGATACATTAGTTAAATTTGCTGGTAGAGTTCCATTTTCTCTTGAAGAAATATCACAAGCATCAGGAAACCTTGCAGTAGTTTCTAAAGATGCAACTGAATTAGGTAAAAATTTAAAAATAGTTGGTAATGTTGCAGCAGTAACAGGATTAGATTTTAGAACAACAGCAGAACAAATACAAAGATCATTTGCTGGTGGTATTAGTGCAGCAGATATTTTTAGAGAAAGAGGTGTTAGAGCATTACTAGGATTTCAAGCTGGTGCTACTATATCTACAGAAGAAACTATAAAAAGATTTGAAGAAGTATTTGGAGAGAATGGAAGATTTGGTAGAGCAACAGAAGTTCTAGCAACTACATTTACAGGTACTCTTTCAATGATAAATGATAAAATATTTCAATTTAAACTTGGTGTAAATGAAGCTGGATTCTTTGATTTCTTAAAAGCTGGATTGTCTAATATAAATAAATTGATTGAAGAAAACGAAACTATGATAAGAGATTTTGCTAATAAAACAGGAAGATCATTAGTATCAATTATTAAAGCTATGATACTTGGTTTTGGAGAAGTATTTAATACAGTTAAAGGAGTCTTTAAAATTATCGGTACTGGTTTTGCTGGTACAATAGATTTAATTAAAATGTTACCAGAGGGAGTTAGAGAATTTGGATTACTTGGTTTCTTAATGCTAGGTAAAAAAGGAAAATTAGCTGTTTTAATACTTGGTGGAATAATTAAAAAATTAGGAATTGACTTAGAAGAAATAGCTAAAAAATTTGGTTTAGTAGATCAAGTTGAAGATTTTAATAAAGAATTATCTTTTACTGAAAAATTTTTAAATGACATAGAAGCATCTATTATTAAAGATACTAAAGCTATTGCAGAAATGAAAGCTGAAATTTCTAAAGCTAACGCAGAAGCACAAAAAACAAAAACTATATTTGATGAAACTGCTAATACAATTTCAGAAAATATTAAAAAACCATTAAAAGATTTAACAGATATATCTAAGCAAATAACAAATGTATTAAATCAAGGTATTAAAGGTTTCTCTAAAGGTATTGCCGAATCAATAGTTTTAGGTAAAGAATTAGATGTAACTTTTAAATCAATAGCACAAACAATGGCAGTTGGTATTCTTCAAACTGTTGTAGAAATTATTGCTAGAGAATCAGTATTACTTGCAATAGAAAAAGCTAAAACAATTTATAAACAGCAACAAGCATTATTAAGTGGTTTTTCTAATGTATCTAATTTAGGTTCACTAGGAAGTTTCTTCAGAGCATCAGGTGGTTCAGTTCAAAAAGGACAACCATACATGGTAGGAGAAAGAGGTGCTGAATTATTTGTACCAAACCAATCAGGACAAATACAACAATCAGCTAGAGGTGGTTCAGATGGTGGTGCAACAACAGTTAATTTTAATATCAATACAGTAGATGCTTCTGGCTTTGAAGATTTATTAGTTAGATCAAGAGGAACTATTACACAATTAATTAATAGTGCTGTAAATGAAAGAGGGAGTAAAAACTTAATCTAATGTCTGGTGCTTTTCCAATATCTTCTGCTAAGTTTGGAACTTTAGGAATAAAGTCAATTCAAAATACTATTATCTCAAAAACTGTTTCAGGTAAGAAACTTGCAAGACAAATAGACAATCAAAGATGGGCATTTTCAGTTCAAATTATTACAGCTAAAAGATCAGATGTTTATGGAGAGTTAATGGCATTTATAATTAAACAAAGATCAGGCAAAGAAAACTTTACAATTATCCCACCAGAAGTAGAAGATGCTAGAGGCACAGCATCAGGTACTCCACATGGTACAGCTAGTGCTGGAGATACTTCAATTACATTAGGTGGTACAGGTACAGGAACTTTAAAAGCTGGAGATATGATTAAATTTTCTAATCATTCTAAAGTTTATATGGTCGTTGCAGATCAATCAGATATTTCAACAGGAACTTTAACAATAGAGCCACCTTTAACAACAGCAGTTTCTTCTTCAGATATTCAATATGATAATGTTCCATTCACAGTACACTTAACAAATGATGTTCAAGAATTTGGTGTATCTGGTGCAGATAAAGATGGTAATTTATATTATGAGTATCAATTTGATGTTGAAGAATCCTTATAGATGAAATACAAAGTAAAATATTGGATTAGTGTTGATTTTTTAGCAGAAGAAATAATAGAAGCTGATGATTTTAATGCTAAATCCTTGAATCAAGGTAAGTATAGTGAACCATCTAAAAATGCCACTTATACTGTCAATGATGCAATAAAAATTAATAGAAGAACATTTGAGGAATATGACGAGAAGCCTAACAACAGCGATAAAGAACGAACTAGCAACAAATGATATTAGACCAATCCATCTTATCACTATTGGGTTCTCTACTCCTATTAACATTACTGATTGTTCTTTTCCATTAACTTCATCAGTATCAGGCTCATCAGTTACTTATAATGCTTCAGATCATTTATTAGGTATATCTGACTTTTCCGAACAAACAGATGTAAGTAAATCTAGTATTAATTTAACTTTATCAGGTGCAGACCAAACATATATTTCAGTAGTTTTAAATGAAAATGTTATTAATGATACTGTTACTATTTACAGAGGATTATTAGCAGATGATAACACAATAGTTGATGACCCTTTTTTACTTTATAAAGGCAGTATAGAAAATTTTGAAATACAAGAAAAAGAAACTACAAGCACATTATCGTTTTCTATCGTATCTCATTGGGCAGACTTTGATAAAAAAAATGGTCGTAAAACAAACAATACTTCTCAACAAAGATTCTTTAGTACAGATGTTGGAATGGATTTTAGTTCTGAAACAGCACAAGATATTAAATGGGGTAGAGAATAATGCAAGATATTATTTCATTATATAGAAACTATCCAAAATACGATAATCTACATGACCTTGATTTAGAAAATTATATCAAGCCAAGTATATTTTTAAATCAATATAAAAAACATTATCACAATAATAAATTAATAGGATTTACTAATTGGGGTTTATTATCTGATGAAGCACATAATCAATTTAAACAAACAGGATTAATAGATAATAAAGATTGGAAATCAGGAAATAATCTTTGGCATATAGAAACAATATGTAAATATAATCTTAAAAACATTATGAAGTGGACTAAATCATTTCTAACTAAACAATTTGGAATAGGCAAAGAGATTAATTGGATAAGAATTAAAGATAATAAAATTGTTAGAATTGTAACAAGAACAACTAAAGAGGCTTGGTTATAATGGGTGGATTTGTAAAATCAGTTGTTAGTGTTGCAAAAAAAGCAACAGGATTCTTTAGTAATATGAATCCTTTAGTATCTTTAGGTGTAACTTTATTTTTAGGTTGGGCATTAAGACCGAAAGTTCCTGATATTCCTGATTTTGGAACTAACGAATTTGATGATTTTGAAAAAGGTATATTAGTTAATAAACAATCTAATGACGCAAACATTCCTGTTATATATGGAGAAAGACTTACTGGTGGAACTAGAGTATTCATAGAAACTTCTGGCACAGATAATACCTATCTTTATATGGCTATTGTTATGGCAGAGGGAGAGATAAACGATATAGAAGAAATAAGAGTAGATGACAAAGTAGTTACTTGGGCAAGTGCCTTATCAGATGGAACAGAAGTAGAAGTTAATAGTTCAGATAGTAATTTTTATAAAGACTCAACAAGTTTAATTAGAGTAGAGCCTCATTATGGAACTGATGGTCAATCAGCATCTAGTTTATTATCAACATTATCATCTTGGGGAAGTAATCATAAGCTATCTGGTCTTTGTTATCTTGCAATTAGATTCAAATGGAATCAAGACGCATTTACAGGTATTCCAAAAGTACAAGCTAAAATTCAAGGTAAAAAAGTTAAAACTTATAATGCAAGTTTAGTTGAACAAACTGCAAGTTATTCTACAAACCCAGCATGGTGTTTATTAGATTACTTAACTAATGCTAGATATGGAAAAGGATTAGCAGTTAGCGAAATAGATTTACAAAGTTTTTATGATGCTTCACAAGTTTGTATAACACAAGTAACTCCATATTCTGGTGGTAGTGATATTAATATATTTGATACCAATACTGCCATAGATACATCAAGAAGTATTTTAGATAATGTTAGAGAAATATTAAAAGGTTGTAGAGGTTATCTTCCATACAATGCTGGTAAATATAATTTAATTATTGAAACAACAGGAACAGCATCTATTACATTAACAGAAGATAATATTATAGGTGGTTATTCATTATCAACACCAACAAAAAATGATAGATACAATAGAGTAATAGTTGGCTTTGTTAATCCTGATCGTAACTATCAAGTTGATGAAGTACAATTTCCACCAATAGATGACTCTGGTTTGCCTAGTGCAGATCAACACGCAACTATGAAAACTGCTGACGGTGGATTCTTGCTAGAGGGTAGATTTACATTCTCTACATTAACTTCACAATACCAAGCAGAAGAAATGGCAGAGATAATACTTAGACGTAGTAGAGAAGCATTATCTTTAGGTATCAATGTTGATTTTAATGGATATGATTTAGCTATTGGAGAAATCGTAAATATCACTCACAGTTCATTGGGATTTTCTGCTAAACCTTTTAGAGTTTTAGGAATTACTTTTAATAGAGATTTAACTGTAGGATTATCATTGGTCGAATATCAAGCTAGTCATTATACGTGGGCTACCAAAGTACAAGCATCAACAATACCAACTACTAATCTTCCTAATCCATTTAATGTTCAACCACCAGCAAGTGTTACTTTAGATGACCAATTAATTGAATACAATGATGGAACAGTTATTGTAGCTTTAGATGTATCAATAGGTGCTTCTCCTGATAGCTTTGTTGATTACTACCAAGTAGAATATAAATTAAGTTCAGATTCAAATTATATTATTTACGCACAAGGTTCAGGATTAAATCACAGAGTCTTAAACGTAATTGACCAAAATACTTATGATGTAAGAGTTAAGGCAGTTTCAAGTTTAGGTACATCATCAACTTATGTAACAGCACAAAGAACAATCATTGGGGCTATTGAGCCACCACAAGATGTTGAAGATTTTTCTTGTAATGTTATTGGACAAGAGGCTCACTTATCTTGGACACAAATACCAGACTTAGACCTTGCTTATTATCAAATTAGATATTCAGCTTTAATAGATGGTTCAGCTACATGGTCAAACTCTGTATCTTTAGTTGAAAAAGTATCAAGACCAGCAACCTCAATTAATGTACCAGCAAGGGTTGGAACTTATCTTATCAAAGCTGTAGATAAACTTGGAAACTTTAGTTCTAACGCAACAGCTATTATTTCTAATGTTACAGGAGTTTTAAACTTTAATGCAGTAGCAACTCAATCAGAACACCCTGACTTTACAGGAACTAAAACAAATGTAATTGAATCTGATAATACTTTAAAATTAGACTCATCAGAACTATTTGATTCAGCTAGTGGATTATTTGATGATGGTACA